GTGTGCTTTGTCCGCTGTTGTTTACTATAGAGAATCTGTCGCTTGGGCCAAGGAGAGTTCCGTATGAATTCGCTGAATCAAATGTTCCGTTAAACCCAAATTGAACATACGTGCTCAATGTATCTATGCCAACCAGTCCGCTAACGGTCCTAGATACCTGGCCAAAATATGAAGTACCTACAGCGTCTACACCTGGAGGTCCTTGAGGCCCTGTAGGTCCAGTAGCACCAGCTATTCCAGAAGGACCAGTAGCACCAGTGTCCCCATCTCCTGAAGCAGCATTCGTGAAGTACATATTTCCATCAGCCCCAACCGCTATAGTCTGCCCAGCAGTATAAGGACCAGTCGGAAGTCTATATGAGTTGCTACCTGGATCTACATAAACAAGGCCGTTAAACGTTACGTTTTGCTCAAACTTCGTTGGATCCTTTATCTCTATGTCAGTCTCTTTTATTACAATAGAGTCTGAATCGTTTGTTATAATTGTTATAGCCCCAGAAACTGATCCGCTAGCTCCAGAAGCCCCAGAAGCTGCCTGTACTTCAACCCTAGAATTAGAAACAACTACGCCAGTAGCTCCAGTTACAATCTGTGGCTGAAGGGTAGTCTTTGTGGCCGTGTTTGATCTAAGCTGCTTTTCTACTCTTATTCCAGCATCATCTGCTGATTTTGCTAGACCAAAAGCTTGTTGAATAGCCCAGGTAAGACTTCTAGTTGATTTAGTAATACCAATAAGACCTTGAATTTGATTGTTATCAAAATACAAGTTGTCTGGTGTTATTTTGGCAACACCACTTGAATCTATCGGGGCATATTCGTCTGAAACCTGTCCTGTATTAAGATCAACAAATGATTGGTTATTTACCTTTATTTTATTTACGTCTCCAGGATCACCTTTTGATCCAGTAGCACCAGTAGCACCACCACCAGGTCCAATAGGCCCAGTTGGACCTTGAGGCCCAGCAGGTCCAGCAGGTCCAGCAGGTCCAGCCGTTGGGGACACAACAATAGGCGGTACAGCTTGAGGGTTTAGCTTAACAACAACGTTGCTACCAGATGTTACTGTTATGTTAGACATTTTATATAGATATATCCTCGTTTACAGTAAAGAACCCCTTCATCCACGTTTTTATTACTGGTGTTGAGCTTGGATTTTTTGTAGATTGAAGATCGTACACGTAAGTTCCAGCAGCAACCAAAGCCATATCTGATGCTGGCTTTTTAATAACAAGTAACGAATCTGCTATTCCAGAGGAGTTTTGAGTAAGAGCCTCCATATCCATGGACACGACAGCATTGCCAGAGTTATTGTCGTCAGAAGTCCTAACCTCCATCTTGAAAGATCCGTCAGTTATATATGATGACATAGCTTGACCGAAATCAATGGTAAGCTCAAACGTATCTCCCTTTCTGCAAATAACATCTACTCTAGAAGAAGAGTCAAGATTAACCTTCGCCATTATTGTTGTATTAGACTATTTATAAAACTGCTGTTAGAATCGTCAAGTTCACCTCTGTCTCCCTTTTTCTGGGATATCAATTTGCTTTGTTGAACAGCCTGCTTCTCAACCCTCTCATCCTTTCTATCCTCCTTAAAAGACTCAAGCTTTCTTCTGTAGTCCTGATCGTCGCTTCTTATTCCAAGCATGGCCTGAGACTTCATAAGTTCTATATCTTTTCTCAAAGAATATTCAAGCTGAAGTATCTGAGACTCAATCATGGACTTTATCTTCATCTCTTCCATCTTGAGCTGGCTTTCAACCTGCATCTCCTGAACGCGAGCTTGAGAAGTGGCTTGAGCAACTTGTATGTTGGCTTGAGCCTGAGCTTGAGAATTCTGCTGAGCCACATCCATATTCGCCTTCATTCTCTTCTTTCTTCTTACGATAAGAAGTCTTTCAGCCTGGTCAACATCTCTAAGCTGTCTTATAGCTATAGCATCCTCTATGTCTATCTCTTTCTGAGACAGTGCTATCTGTATGTTTTGCTCAAGGTATGTTCTGTCTTTGTCGGACATATTTGTTTGAACCAACACGCCAAAGTTGTACATTGGAAGATCGCTGAAAGAAGACAGCACCCTCATGTTCGTCTTTCCTATGGCGTTCTCATAAACCTTAAACAACACAGATGCGTATGGGAGTATCTGAATACACTTTATGATGTCCTCACATACTTTCTTGTATAGGATCATAGAAGAGTGCTTCACATCATATATAGCGTTGTTTGCAGCAGCCATTGCCTGCTCGCGAACCCCAACCAGAGCATCGCCCTTCGGAGTTGTCGCATCCATAACCTCGTTGATACCAGTTGCATCTCGTATCATTCTGAGGTAGTGGTTATAAAGAGCTATAAGCTCATTTATATTTCTTATTGAGTTCTCAATAGATCTTACAGGTGGGTTTTGGAATCCTCCTTCTGGGTTCTTACTTCTGTAGTAAAACACACCAGTCTGCTCGTATATGTCTTGTATATCAAGCGGTTGAAGTTCTCCTCCTCTCCCAAGCTGTACATTTTCAAGACCCTCGATGTCAACGATGATGCCGTCTGGCTTTGCTTTTGCGATAGCTTGCTGCAACTTCAAGTGTGTGATCTGAAGCAGGTCAGCAAAACCGATAACGCTAGAAACAAGGCTCTTGGGCATCATCTTTCTCATGTTGACAGCAACGGCAGAATAAGACATTCTAGCCTTTGATATGTCATACATGTTTTTGGGAATATTCGTCTTCAACCCATAGTCAAACAACATACCACAACCAACGATATACTTACCACCGTATACAGTTGTGTTTTCTATCTTATATGGGGTTCTTTCAAAGACGGAGTTTTTTGGATACTTGTATGAGTTGCCTTTGTAGTAAAATCCTATGTTCCCAAATCTAGACGTCTTGTCCTCAAAGTACATAGGATCAACAGACAAGAACTCGAATTCAAGAACCTCTACCGTGAACTCGTTGTAACCATATACATCTTGCTGAGAGAATCTGTCATGGAAACTGTCAAACATCTTGCTTGACTCATTCCCGTACTTGTACTTGACCTTATCGGCCATCTGCTTGTACTGTTCCTCCGTAAATTGGTCCCCAGCAATTCTCTTTAGTTCCTGAATCGTAATTCTCTTGATATGACCAGCATAAGAAAGATCATTGAGTCCAGGATCGTCAGTGTAGCTATGTATAAAGTTTACAGGATCAATGTATTCTTGAACGATACCATATGCAGGATCATACTGTCTCTTCGTTACAGAAATACCGATAGACACTAAGTCGTTAATGCATCTTCTGTATACAGAGTCATTAAACGAAGACCAGCTTAAAGTTGCATTTAAAGCTATTTGAGCAGCAACCTCTGCATCAGTCTTTATATTCGTGTCTATAAATATCTCAGCTTCTTCAAGCGTGTCTGGGACAGTAGAAACATCTATTGAGGACTCAACACCAAAAGACTTCATTTCTGATATGAACGGCTTGTTCTCTATAAGAAGTCTAGCGGTTCTTTTCTGAGCATCTTTCTCACTGCTAGAAATAGGATCTACAGCGTCTACGTTTGGATATGGATCCGAAGAAAGTATATTGTTTACTACAATCTTTACAAACTTGGGTATAATTGGAACTGGGCTCCAGTCAAGATTCAAAAGAGTGCCATCGCCGTTATTTGGATCCAGAGAATTCAGTATCTGCTTATATATAGTAGTGTCCTGGACGCCGTTAGCGTAATCTCTATTTCTCTCAAATTCTTTATATCTTCTTCGATATATGCTTTGATCATCATCCATCTTACCCCACTGGTTTTCAATAGCTTTAGCATACTGAATACCATATTCCTGGCTTTGCTTTACTTCAGCTGGGGCCAGGGGGTCGGGAAAATTCTTTGATGATTTTTTTCCGTCAAAAGGATGCATTTATACTTATTTTACAAAGCAAATATACAAACTTTCTAAGCGTTATATTTATACCTTCTGAAAAACTTCTTTTCGTTAAAGTCTGTCACAACCTTTTGCTTAATAGTTTTTTGTGCAGCAAGAAGAGCTAGACCGCTACTAATAGTCAAGTCGAACTTGGTTCTTTTATCCATTCGGTATCCTATCCAGTCCTCTAGCGTCCTGTTGAAATACATTTTGCCCATCAGTCCAGACTCGTAGTTCTCACCAACGTTCTCAAAAATAAACGACTCTATAGCCTGTGCGTGAGCGTGTATCACGTCTTGAGAGTTAGACGGGATTCCCTTTGTTTTTACAGACTCAGCATAGGCACTTGTCTTTAGGTGGTCTGGGCGATCCAATACATATCCATCATATCCCCTGCTTTCAAAGTACCTGACTATACCGTATTTGTTGTTTTCTATAAGAAGAGGATAACCATAGAAGAACGCGCACATAAGAACGTCCTCATAAAACAATCTAGCAAGGTCTGGTCTTGAGGCATACTCAACAACGAACATGTTAGATGGATGAGTGGTGGACATGTTGAACTTGTTGAACATATGCATAGCTCCCTTAGATCCTCTTCCGTCTACCGTTGCGTCTAAGTCATACGAGTCAACTCCCCCACATCCAAACTGCTCAAACGGAGCAACAAGCTTTCCCTTGTCTTCTTTTTTTACGTTCTGGAACTCCTTCGGCGGTATCCAAGACACCAAGAACCTGCCCCTTTCATCTGGAATAAACGCAGCCGTTTTGTCTTTTTCTACCCACATAAAGTTGCCCCTAACGACTGGATTTGGATACAAGTTGTCATTGTGGTCAATCTGCTGGTATATCTTACCAACATTAAATATGCTGCCGTTAATGCTATCTCTAAAGGCTTCGTCCTCTGTGAAAGGGAACTGCCTTGTGATCTCATTCATTTCTCTGGCATCACCCTTAAAGGATTCTCTTTCGTTCCTCAAAAACTGTTTTGACCCAATAGTTATAAATCCTCCGTCTATAGACTCAACTTCTTTTTCTGGATTATCTACAACTGGATTCCCATACTTGTCAAAAAATCCTTCTAAGGCCTCATAGGCTGGTATGAATATCCTATACAGTCCAGACTTTGTTCTTCCGTTTTGGTTTCTTACAGACGGGTCAGAATCCTCCCAAAGCTTCTTGTACTCCTTACCCCCAGATCCCATCGGGTTTACCGTACTCCCAACCATAGCCTTCCCTACAATCTTATTACCTATAACCAAGCACGTTCTCTGTATTCTCCAGGCTTCAGTTATGTCTGAAGGAGACTCCCACTTCCCAGCCTCATCAAGGTATAGTAGATGAAGCTTCTCACCGTCATATGCGTTATTTGTTGTGTTCTTCCAGTTTATGATGGTATCAAGAGCATCAGCCTCATAGGATGTTTTATTGTTTTTCGTTATCCTTTTAGATGGCTCTCTAAACGCCAGTTCAACCCTTGGGTTGGTTGTTCCGTCCTGTATAGGCTTAAAGAAAAAAGGGTAAGACTTAAACATAGGAATCACCTTCTTCATGAAGATGTTTTCCTGTGCGTCCTTACCCGTTTTGCTCTGAATACCTATTGTCTTTCTCTTTACCTGCGTCCCTTCATCAGTTATGATTGACGAGCATATGTTTGTGTACCCAGATCTTCTACACTTTGTGTACAGCTGGCCTAGACATCTTTCATCACTCTCGCATGCAGCAAAATGAAGAAAGATCTCTCTCTGAAACGATAAATACTGAGGGTATCCTATATCAAGCTTCGTCCATTGAAGCATCATATAGTGCCTCCCTGTAATGTACGTAGGCTCACCGTTGTTATAAAACCAAACGCCTTCACGCCTACGTCTAAATTCTTGCTCGATATATGGAGAAAACTTCTCTCTAAATTCAGGGCCCTTCTCCACCCACTCGTCCATAGACCGAATCCTAAGCAATTCCTGAGGCAGATCCAGTCTTCCCCACACCTGCAATTCCTTCGGCCTGTCGTGAAAAAGTATCTCTGATTTGGCTGGTTTTTTTGGAAGTACAACAAGTAGCCCGTGGAGTTCAAGAACTTCACCTTCCGTGCCACTAGGGCATATCTTAATAGCTTTATCTGCACGGTCCTTGATATCTATCAGATTCGACATCAGAACTGAACACTAGCACAACTCAAACAACACGGCTTGGTTCCTGGGAATAAAGGACCAGCTGCGTTCAACTCTTTCCTCTTGTAGTATCGCTTGTTTCTTGCGATTTGCTGAGACGGTGAGCAAGATGCCAACACTGACAAAACCGTCAAGAATAAAAATGCTTTTTTCATTTTAATTGATTGCTTTTTCGATTTCTGGATACCAGTATTCGTCTATTACTTTCTGCCAAGATAGCTTATCCATAACTTCCTCATACGCCCTTTCAACCTGAATACTTATCAACGTATCGTTATCCTTAAACAAGTCTACCAAAACAACAGCTTCTTCTAAGTCATTAAATATTAAAGAAGATTCAAAATCTTTAACTATTCCAACGTTTGTTGAGAAGAATGGGATCTTTGATGCTGCACATTCCAAAAAACCCATTGGAAGGCCTTCACTTGTACTTGTACATAATACCGCATCACAAGAGCTATATATGTCTCCAGCTCTCATAAAGTTTTTTCCATCCAATACGGAATAATCAATATTTGATTTTTTGCATATATCTCTAAACATTCCAAATCTTTTTATAGACTCATAGTCATCTCCATTCCCATATGGAATTGTGTAATTTATTCCAGCTGTTTTTATTTGTTTTATATCTCTTTTGTTCCAGAAATCATCACAAACTCCTATTGGTAACAAACTGCATTCTTTATCATATCTTTCTTTAACAGAAGAACACACATGTAAAGAAGTTCCATAGACATCATACTCTTGAATAACATCAGAAACGTCATTATCAAATCTTTTGCTTTTAGTTTCCAATGAGTTTATTTCCATTGAATTATGATGAAATACTGGCATAAGCTTTGTTTTTTTATTTATTAAATAACCCATGCTATTTAAACTCAAAATTGCTTTTTCACCTATAACCACATCAAAAGATCCGTTAATGCTTGCTTTTACATGATGGGATATTGACCAGCTTAAAACACAAACGTCATAGTATTTTGATAAATACTTTTTTAAAAAAAAGTTTATTGATCCCAATGCCCAATTAGGCGGTCCCAAAAGTGCTACTTTCTTTTTCATTTAAATTTAATTGACTCTGAGATTACTGGCAGAGCGTCTGCAAATATACTCTTTATGCACTTTGCTACATCCTGAATCTCTTTCTGTGCATGAGAGTCGTCCCTTATCTGTATGAAGTGTATCCAAGATCGGATACTTCCAGTCATGTGCAACGTGGTCTTCGTGGCCATAGGAAGCACAAACCTTGCCGTTTCTCTTGACACCCCAGACTCCAAAAGATTGTTGTACAGCTGCTCACATGCAGCAAGAACCATAGCCACCTTGCTGTCAAGAACCTGAGAGTTAATTGGATCGGTAGATGACTGTCGATTTGATTGAGCTTGCCAACGCAGCTGTATAGGCTCAAAGATCCCATCCTGGGACAGAGCATTTACATTCTGGTATCTCTGGCTGAACTCTTGGAAAGTAAAACTCCTGTGCCTAAGAAGCTGTATGGCTATAGCCTTGCTGGTCTCTATCTCTACGGTCATGTAAGAGTGCTCAAACGGAGACCAGTGCTTGTGCTTGATCAGATACCGTATGAGCGATTCGTAATCTTCCTTCTTATTCTCGCGAGAGCTAGAAACACGCGCAACCTCGACAATGTGTTCTTCAGCATTGGGGGTGATGGACAAAAGTTTTACTTTCATTTGATTTATAACCGTGATGGTTTTTTCATTCATTAAGTCTTGATTGCGGCTATAATGATGCATTTTTGCTTCATTTGCATCAACAATCAGACATTATACTAAAGAGCAATTCCCGAGTTTGGCGCCGTTTTACTCCCGAGTTTGGCAGCCAGGGTAGGAGTCGAACCTACATTCAGTGGCATGAAGCCAGCCATTCTACCAGTTGAACTACCTGGCTGAGTTTTGTAGTCAGGGCAGGATTCGAACCTGCAATGTGGGCTCCGTAATGAGGGTTGTGCCTTTTCAACTTACCGAACTTGAGTCCGTTTACCTATCCACTACCTGACTATATAGAGCTTCTGAAAGGAGTCGAACCCTCAACCTACTGAGTACAAATCAGTTGCTCTACCAGTTGAGCTACAGAAGCATGGCGCGTCAGGCAGGATTTGAACCTGCAACCCTCGGTTTTGGAGACCGATGCTCTACCAGTTGAGCTACTGACGTGTTTTCTTGCGATCACAGATTGTGATGCCAAGAGTAGGGGCGACAGGACTTGAACCTGTGACCTTGATGATATAAGCATCCTGCTCTAACCAACTGAGCTACGCCCCCAGTTAATCGCACCTATTTAATCGTAGAGGTGCAGAACGCGAAATAAAGACCAGCACGTCAAAGAATTGTACGCCCGACAGGATTCGAACCTGTGACCCACAGCTTAGAAGGCTGTTGCTCTATCCAGCTGAGCTACGGGCGCGGGTAATTAAAAGTATAGGTGGAACCAAGCCTGGTTGCCAATGCGGTCAGCCAGCAACTGGAAATAAAGGTGAAAAATCATTTTAATTGAATTGGTGTAGCGCCCTGTGCAGGAATCGAACCTGCCGCGTCCGAGTATTAGTCGGGGCTCCCGTGAGCTTACAGGGCAAGGCCAATTAGGCCTTTTTTCTGTCTGGAATGATCGAGTTGATCATAGAATCAAACAGGCCGAACACTTTGTTGTCTCTCTCCGTAGGGGTGAGGTTGACGACAATTTTCACCAACGCCAAGAAGGCGATGAGAAGTTCGGTGATGATTCCTGGTGTGAACCATCCAGACTCAGCGACCGCTTCGTTCGGTGCCGTTTGAGCAACTGTTGCAGTATCTGCAACGGCTGCCATGGTGTCCATTGCCACTGGCAACGAATCAACCACAGTTACAAGAGTGTCAAGCATATATCGAGGGTTTCCGTTAAGACCACAAATCTACGGACAAATGACCGCTTGTCAAGAATTTTTTATGAACACGCCGTTTTCCGTGCGCCCAGTCCTGTTCTTGATAGTATCATATGCAACGCCCAGGGCATAGTCTGGGTCTATGCTCATCTGCTTAGCAAGTATGATAAGCGTGACGAAACTATCGCCTATAGCGTCTATGAGGTCGTCCCTGTTGCCCTTGGCCAGAGATCCAGCTACCTCCCCCACCTCCTCGACGACCTTAAGCATCTGTCGAGTTGAGTTACACTCCAGTAAAAGGCCCTTATTATGAGCCCAATCGCCAACAAGTTCAATAAGTTCATCGAACGTTCTTTTTTTGTCCACGATAACGCTAGCTTCTACTCCGTAGAAAGCTTCACTTTGAAAATTTTTCTGCAAATCCTCCTGCATAATCTTTATTTGATTCAATTTGGGTTCCTGAATTCAACTCGTCTACCAGCTCTTGTAGTCTCTGGCGCTCGACTATAAGCTCTTTGCAGTCTATAGCCGTCTGTTTTATGGACTGAAGCTCTGCTTTCCTAGCGCTACCTCCAGCTTCGGGATCTACAGGCTTCTTTATCTCCTCTATCATGTTGTTGATAGCCTGAGACATCGCGTCCATAAGGCGCTTAGCCGCATCGGCATTGGAGAACTCAATCGTTTTCGACATATAAGAGGTCAATTAGCCTGATTCTCAAGTAAACTTCTCCGTCTATCTTGAACTTGTAGCCAAATTTAGGGTTGAAACCTACTACATCCCCCACCTTCACGCCTAAATCTTGTAAACGTCTTACATTATAGGCCACCTTCCCCTTGCTAAAGGGCTTCTCTTTCAGCTTTACCAGCTCAAGTATGTCTGACTTCAGCTCTTCTTCGTCTGCAACTGGAGAAAGTACCGTCCACCCTGCGATTGGGATGACTTCTTTGGTGTTGGCTGGCCTGTAAGCTATAGCTTGGCTCTCTATGGCCTGCTCAGAGTACTTCACCATGTACGTATCCTCCTCTCCAGTGATCGGCTGACCGTCATTTACCACTACGTGGTGGTGGAAGTATAGTGTATCGCCAGGAGAAGCGCCAGTACTAAATCTATGAGGCACGCTGATGATCTCTGCCTCGTTTACTCTGTGCCTAAACTCGTCAAATTTGGTGTCTACGTAAAGGCTCAGGCCATTGGCCAGCTCAATGGTGTCGTTAAACCGCTTTGGGATTTTAACGATGAATGAATCGAGTGATCTCATGTCAAAAATCTAGGTCGTATTCCACTATGCAAGGCATGTTCTCGATCAATTTCCACGCCACCTGCCCATCGGGCTCCTGTACGTAGACTATGTATCTAGAAACGCCATACATGTCAAAATCGTTCTCCTGAAAGACGATAGAACATACAGACCCTTTACCGACTCTCATGCCTATAGAATAGGCCATGCCGTCTGTTTTGGGGTCCCTGCCTGTTATGATCTTCCTTATAAAGCCAGACATCAGTTCAAGCTTGTGTCGGAATTAAAGATTCCTCGAAGTTTGTCATTTCCTGTCATGGCGGTGTAGGCCTTGTGCATCATCATAGACACAGCCTGGAGTTCTACCTCGTCTTGAACAGAGAAATGGTATGAGGCCCCTACGTTTACGTTTTCATCGTCGTCGTCATCCATGTCGTCTATAAGACCGTACATAGCTGCGCAGATAAAGCGGTCCTCCATCCCGTATTTGTCCACCAGAGCTTCTATTCTAGATACAAGCTTCTTGATTTCTCTGAAAAACTCTTCTTGATTCTTGTTCATGGCTTAAATTTGGTCAAAGATAACTTGAGTATGCCTAAGTCCAGAGTCACAAAGAAAAGGATGTTCAGAGATTTTTCTCATATGAAGCCCTACTTCATAGGTAAGAATCATATGAAAAGACTGAAGCAGAACAGGATAAAGTTCTTAGAGTCTTCAGACATATCTCAGAGTGAGCTGGAGTTTCTTCTGTGGGCTTATGACTTAGAGTTTTTTACTTTAAAATTTGCTAGCGAGGACTATGAGATGAACCAATCTAACTTATCGAACAGGCTGGTGTATCCTCTCATGAACTCTGGTTATATATACAAGCATTTCGACAAGCTTACGTCTTCCAAGCTGTACGAAGATCAGCTATTTAGGGGTGAGACCAAATTTAACTATAGGGTTAGGTATGCTATCACTCAGAAGGCTAGGCTCGCGGTACAGCGTTTCTACAGCCTCTTCGAGTAAAGGGTTACCTGCCCTGTCCTCCGTAGGCCTTCTCGTATGTTGAAGATCTCTTATTGGTGGACTTGCTCTTCGCGTGTCTTCCGTGGTTCTTCTTGGAGTTGAGCACCAGCTTCGCTTCGGCTCTAGAACCTGATTTTGCCTTTGCCATTATATTAATCTGTAGATAGTTGCCCCGTCGAGCTTCTGAGCCCGCAGAACTCTCTTAGCGTTTCTATGCTTGTTGTAAGACACGTGGACCCAAGCTGGGTTGTCGTCATCCCCAAACTCCCAAATCAGTTGGTTGAATTCGAGGTTGTTCTTGATGTATTCAAAAATCTCTTTGTTTGTGACGCCACCAAAAGTATCTGCATCAAGGTCGAGCGCACGGCCCTCCATATGTTCTGACGTCTTGCTGCCCCCAACCGCTTTGTTGAGCTTTTTGCACCTGTATCCTGAGGAGACTGCAATCGGTACATCGAAGTGATCTCGTAGGGGCTGAAAAACATTTTGAGCTATATCTATAAGGTTGTTAATCTCCTCTTTGCTTGGAATGTTTTTTATCCCCAGTCTTTCCGCTGTAATCGACTTTACAACCTCTTTCAGGGATAGGTTTTTGCTTAGCTGCATTTTTAATTGAATTATTGTAAGCTATCTTAGCTGGGTTCACTCTCTTGATGGACGGGTTGAAGTATCCCCTGCCCATTACATGCCAGGTCCGCGTCTCTTAGAGAGCATCTCAAGCAACATCTGAGTGTTGGGTTTACCAGCCTTCCATGCCTCCTCTTCGGCCTGATCACCAACCGCTTCTTCGTCAGAATCTACGTCTGGGCCAGTAGCCTCGTAGTACTCTGTATCCAGCTCGTACTCCCCTTTCTCGTTCTTTCTGATGGGGAAGTCTTCGTCGGCGATCAAATCGTTTCCTTCTTCGTCTCTAGCCACAGCGTACTCGTTCCATACGCCGTACACCTTTACAGGAGGCTGTCCAGGGACGCCTGTGTCGTACATGACGTACTCTCTGTCGCCCTCCACCATAACGGGAGAAGCGTACTGGCCCGTCATCATGAACTCAGGCTTTTTAGGGTCACCAGCAGCGTTTGCGGGTTGCTGCATACCTCTCATCATCGCCTCCATGCCTCCACCATCGTTGAAGCGCATCATCTTCCCACCGTAGTTGTAATTCTTATTGAACATTATTGCTTGTTTTTCTTTCTGCTAAGATACTTAAAAAACTCCACTTGTCTCAAGCGGTCCTTCGCCTCTTTGAGTGTCTTAGACTCCCCAAGGTTTCTGCCCTTAGAAGACACCACTCTGTACATTCCGCTCTTCTTCTTGATGATCATCTCTTGAGGGCTTTCATCAAGGCTTTCTGAGATCTGGCCATAACCTTAGAGGCTCTCTTGAGGTTCCCTTGACCAGCGTCAGCAATTCTTTCAGACTTGTCTTCGAGTCTCAAAGCTTTGTTTGAGAGTCTCATCAGCTTCTTAGCGTTTGGCATATCTAATTTATTTTTTGTATGTCTTGATCTTGGAGGACTGCTTAGCTTCCGCAGGAGTAGCAGAAGCAGTAGTCCCTTTCTTTTTGGCTGCGATCTTGTCTAGGTAGTGAGTAGATGGGGCGACACCACCCATATTGTAGTAAGACGGCCTAGATATACGTCCAAAGTCTTTAGGATCTCCCTTATAAAGCCATGAAGATTCTCCCTTAGGCTTTGGGCCCTCCATGTCCTCCAGCCCAGCCAGCAATCCAGACACACGTCCCTGGTACTTTGAGAGACGCTCAAGAAGTTTTCCTACGTCCTTCTTGGGTGGCTTTGGCGTCTTGCCTCCATTGCTATATTTCTTCATGCACTTCATGAGACAAATATAACTAATGATTTAAAGGAATCGTGGGGACCCATAATCCAGGTTTCTAGCAGCCTGCTTCTTGGCAGCCTTCTTCTCTTCTCTGTTCTTCTTCATACGATCAACAAGACCTGGCTTCTC